TGATATTCTGACCATCAATAATCTCATTCTTCTCTACAACACCAGTACAGAAACCAGCAAGGTCATATTCATTTGCTCTAAAATGCTCTGCTGTTTCACCACCCAGAAGATCCATTCCAGAAAGACCACAACCAGTAACAACACCATACACAATGTCACTCACATTAGCGTCAAGTGTTTTGGCAGAGATATAGTCTAGAAAATATAATGGTTTAGCACCAGAACATATAACGTCATTAACACACATGGCAACTAGATCGATACCAATAGTGGAGTAATCACCAGCAATTCTACAGATATTAATCTTAGTTCCTACACCATCAGCACCAGATACTAACACGGGTTGTTCATATCCTGGTGGGACATGAATCATTCCATTGAATCCACCAATTCTAGGTGCCAATACCTTTAGATACTCAACAAAGGAACGTCCCTTGATAATATCAACGCCAGAAGTTTTATAATCCATTACTTATTTTTATCAGAAAGGTCCGTAAGTGTGTCAAGAAGTTCGTCATAAGATCCGATACTCTCAATGTCAGAAATTAACTTGGAAATTTGGGTACAAACAATGGGACGTTCTTGTCTAGCAGCATATGCTAGGGCATTACGTAGTGATGATTCTGCTTCAATAAGTGAGTTTTGAACTGAGTCAGATAGTGCCATTAGTCTCTTCCTAAGCGAATGTATAATGTAATAAGTGATTGTGAGATAAGGTCACAAGAATAGGTGAATCCAATCTTGTCTTCCTTATCCCAGTGTTCTCTTTGACTTTTAAGAAGTGTAGAGAATTCTTTGATCTTAGATCTCATCTCATCTTTAGATAACTTATCCAATGATTTCACCTTTAGCAATTTGTTCACGACGTTTTAGTTTCCATACGATGTAATCCATTGTAGGGATACACATGGGGTTCCAACCAACAAAGGTAGTTGACTCTCCACTGGGTATCTTCCAACAGGGAGCATCATCGTTATCAAGGTCTAATGACTTACGATACTCATCTTCACCAAGAAGAACAACTGCTCTCTCAGCAGCATTCAAACTTCTAAAGCAATCGAAACCAAGTTTTCTAATCTCATCGGGGACGTGGTGTTTCATTATTTAAATAATATATTACAAACTGCATACAATCCCATTGCAGACCAGTATCCCAAAGTTGGTAATCCAAAAATACCTGGTATGAATTCATTCCATACCACCATAAGTATCAAAGGTAATACAAGGACAATTATACCTGTACCTATAAGACTTGATTTTTTCATTGAATAGCAAGCGGTTGTAGTCTCTCAAGGATCTCACGATAAGCAGGGACAATATCACCTTCATCGTTTCTGAATAGATCCTTATCGAATCTTTCATCACCACCAATCTTCCATAATCTCATACAATCAGGACTGATCTCATCGGCAAGTAGCAACTCACCATGGGCAGTATAACCGAATTCGATCTTAAAGTCAACCAGGTCAATGCCTAAGATGTAGAACAATGAGCGAAGGATGTCATTGATACGTAGAGTCATCTCAATGAAAGGTTCGGGATCATGTCCCATCAGACGTACACGATCTCTTGTCAACAGAGGATCATGCTTGTTATCATCCTTCAAAAAGAATTCAACAATAGGATGTGGTAGTGAGTAACCTTCTTGTAGGGTTGTCTCACGAACAATAGATCCAGCAGCACGATTGCGACAAATAACTTCTAGTGGAACAATATCTACCTTTCTACAGATCATCTTGTTCGCACCAACCATATTGATATAATGAGTTGGGATATGTTCTTTGGCAAGTTTCTCAAAGATAAGAGCAGAGATACTACAGCAGAGGGATCCTTTTCCTAAAGGATGATCTTCTTTCTCCCCATTACCAGCAGTCACCTTATCATGATACTCAATGATAACTTGCTGTGCATCATCACCAGCGTATACAGTTTTGACCTTACCTTCAATAATTACTTCCATGTTGTTTCAAGATGTATTTCATTTGGATTAAGATTTTTTACAAATCTTACAGGATCTTTTTCAGTTTTGTGTACCCAATGGTAGCGCATCATCTCCAGTTCTGGATCCCATGTCTGGATACTGACATAATCCTTCATGTGTGTCTCGCAGCAAGTTCCTTCAGTTCCTTCACTGATAATTTATTCAACCTCTCCGTAAAGTGGTCTAGCAGCAATTGCTTGTATTGTTTCTTAGTCACGTTGCCTCCAGTCGTCAGGTTTGTCTTGCTGGAACCATTCTAACACATCATCAGCAGATGTAAACCCCTTTTTGTGGTTGGATGGGTCGGGATCTCCTAATCCCATCCTATTCATAAAATCATCCATACTACCTTCTTCAATCTTGTTAGTGATCTGGCGACGTGCCATCTTTAACATTTCATTAGCAGAAGTATTTGCTTTTGCTAATTTATTTGCCCATATCATATCAGACAACTTTACCTCCTCACCATTAGCAATACATTTACAAATAAACTCTAGTCGTAGTCGGTATTGTGTAGATAGCATACTCTCACTCATTTCCCTTAAGTATTTAGAGCTACTATGACCTTTGAACCCCTAACAGAGTCATCCTACTGGGTTTTTATGGATTTGTCAAGCTCGACTTTTTAGGTCGTTTTTTAGCAGAGAATTTTTTTCGGAATTCCTGTAATCAGTTTAGGAAAATTGATTTACCCGTCATGGTGATTGCTGTCTTTGCGACCAGGTTGATAGCGGTGCTACTTAGGATCGTAGTGCCCCTGAATCCGCCTTTAAAGAAGGATGCACCCTCGATGTCCAAAGATCCTCCTACAGAACTGCCTAGGATCATCTTATATGCTGCTGGAGGCTCTTCTAGGTTGATTGCCTTACCTAGTACTGTCAGACTCTTGAGACCTCTTACAGTCTTGCTCTCGTCCCCATTGAGAGTTGTTGCTGATCCACCTTTGGTTGCTTTATACAATAGGTGACCAAAATCGGATTCTAACTGAATGTTACCCGTTGCCCTGATGTTAAGGTCACCCTTCATCACTTGATTAACTGTACCAAGGGTATTGAATGCAACTTGACCACCAGGTTTAGTTTTCTGGTTGACACTGAATTCACCACTACCATCAACGTAAAATCCTCCACTGGTAGTAAATCGCGAAAAAGATGAGTCAACGTTAAAATCTGTACACACAGCAGTAATTTTACCTTGACCTTCTGCAGGTTCTAGGTTAATATTCTCTCCTGAGCGTAAAATGAGGTTATTGAGAGCATTTAATGTGATATTGTCGCCTTTTAGTCCAATATCACCACCTTGTGCTTCAATGGCAACATCCCCTTCAACATAAATTGAGTATGGTGCTGATTTTGTAACACTACCATCTTCTTCTTTTGTCTGCTCATCATCGTTACCACGCACATGCAATGCATATGAATCAGTTTTTTCGTGGTGATCTTTAGCATGAATTACAACTTTACCACCACAACCTGACTGCCCTGGTTTACCAGTTGCTAATACTATGTTACCATTGACATCAAAATGGAACATAGACTGACCATTGGTCATGATAAATCCAGTGCTTCCATCTTCATTTTCATATGAACCCATGGTCCAACCATGTTTGGTTGCTATAACATGAAAATTACCAGTAGTAAACTGACCTTCATCTAAAGCATCAGCACCTGGTGGTCTTGCTGCACCTTTTTTCTGAAAGTCTGCTTGTTTTGTGCTGGCTTTGCCGCTGTTGTTAGTTATTGGCATTATGGGCAATCAATATAAGAACCAGTTCCAATCTTGGCATATCCTCTACGCTCAAGTTCAATACTATCTAGGCATGCCATATTAGGTAAGAATCTAGCACCAGCACCGAGACCACCAATAATACTAACTGCTGGCATTGATTTATATCTTCTATTTCTATCTAATGTTCTGATACTAATAACGAAACCTCTAGTATCAATAGTTGCTTCTGCGACTCCTGCCTCTCCATTAATATAAACTTCAGGAACCTCAGTGTATCCAACACCAGGAGAAAGAAGAGTAAAGGAATCGATAATACATTCAACTCCATTGTTATCTGATGTATTTGGCGTATAGTTGACACCTTGACGAGTGACTCTAACTTCACTAACAAATCCTGTATCATCTAGAAGTGCAATTGCACTCCCTCCATAACCTCCACCACCACCAATGATGACTTGTGGGGGTGTCTGATATGGACCACCAGGATATACAATAGGAATGTAAATTATACCACCATCTTCATCTGTAATAGGTTCTCCTGCTACTGGTTTCGTGATAGTAAACTCTTCTTCACTACCACCACTATCATCACCATCTTCATTTTCTCCGCCAGTTCCAGACTCAGTTATCTGGAATGATGTTTCAACTCCTTTGCCAACTAAGATAATAGTTGCTTGTTCAACACCTTCTACAACTGTATCGTCTTCAATACCAAGAACAAATACAGCAACATTATTTTTAATTACTAGGGTTTGTGATAAAGATTGGGTTACAAAATCATCAGCACTAATTCCACTACCAATCATATAGTATGTTACTTCAGTATTATCAGGAACATTTTCAGTTGTAATTGTTACTAGTACGTCTTCACCCTCTTCATACGAATTCTTATCTGTAGTAATATTCCAAACTTGTACTTGAGATGGGTCAGGTGCAACTGGTGCTCCGATATTGGAATCAATAACTACATCAGTGATTGCTTCTGGAGTAAAGTCAGTACCATCAACTGTAATTACATTAGCAGATGCAACGACCATTCTCAGTAGTTCTGGTACTAACTCTGTTACATTATCATTAGCAATGATGACTGGAACCTCTGCAGTATTGTTATTCATCGTAACTTGACCACCTAGATCTCCAACAATATCTGTGGTGGTGATCTGAGCACCAGAAAGTTGCCAGTCTAAAATAGTTCCGTTAGGAATATTGAGACCTGTAATTAGATATGTTACACTTTCTCCCTCTTGATAGACTGACTTAGCAGTTTCAATTGTCAAGAATGGTTCGTCACCTACTGGTAATACAGGTGGTGGAAGCACATCATCGTCAATAATAATAGGATCTTCTAATACATCTTCTGGAATATCCCCATCATCAAACTCATCATCATCGTCTGGTGGAAAGAAATCAATAATTTCGTCTCCAGAAGGAACTTCATTCTTTGGTATCGGGGTGAAGTCGTTAGGTACACCACCTACAAAAGTAATGTCTGTAGTTGGTGGTGATGGAATTTGTTTTGCTTCGTCACATACAAACAGAGACTGATCACCAACACCATCTTCAATTTTCTTCAGTAATTTATCAAGATCATCACCCTCATCATCTGTAGCACAATCGGTACACTTTTGAGAAATTGGTTCGCACTTCTGATCAGGTCCAGTACATGTAATACCGAGCAACTTCATGAACTTATTAATGATACCACCAATAAAATTAAGTGGTGCAGCAATTGCTTCTAGAATTGCTTGAATTGGTGCGAGGATTCTGTTGACTAGTTCATCAAATTTTGCTAGAATCTCGTTTAGAATACCATCGACCAACGTATCAATAAAGCATGCAGCATTGTTGAATACATCTGTAAGATATCCTAGGAGAAGATCGGTAATGAACCTAGCAATCGTGTCTGTAATATCAGCAATGCTACACCCTAACTCAGCAAAGATATCGTCAAATATCTTCTTGATTTTCTTAAACCTGTTGCCTTTTTCTTTGATTGGTTTAAATGCTTTATCTGGATCTGCGAGTGGTCCAGTGTTACCAACAATAGTTTCTTCAGTTAGTAGCGCATCAGTGAGGAAATTAACTGCACCACGTAGTGCCTTGGTTACTTCTGTTTTTCCCCTAGCAATAAAACTTTTTACTAGTCTAATAACACGACCGATATGATATCTCGCGATACCTACACCATCATACAACAATCCATTAACTTTACTGATATAATAATCACCAATGTTACCACCCGATGCTTGGTTAGCAGCGAGCATATCTCCTACAATTCTAGTAAGACCAGACTTGAGGTTATTTTCTTGACCGCAATTAGGATTAGCAATAGTAATACAACTTTGTCCACCAGAAGGATTAGATTCTGAATGCTTGCCATATGCTGCTAGTAATGCAGGTGGAGCTCCGTTCTTAACATCTGCTCTGTCAGCATCAACTACGCCTTTGTCAGTGTTACCACCATCCTCATTTGTTCCACTCTGGTTCTCAATAGACCTATTTTGTTTTGGGTTGGTCTTAGGATCTACGAAAGGAGTAAAGTTTAATGGTCCAGAACCAGGATCATTATTAGTTATCTTAGTTGCTCCTTTGACACCACCAACAGAACCCATGATGATAGGTTTCTGCTTATCGTTGTCCAGGTAAAATCCAATAACAAAACAACCACGCTGAAGTCCAGGTGATGCTCCACCAGTACCACCCTCAATGAATGGTGTGGTGACAGGCATCATTAAATGTGCCCATGGCAACTCCTCAGTTGCGGTAGCATTCTCACCAGTCTTTAGATGCTGTCCAATAATACGCACACGAAAGCGACCAGACCTTTTAGGGTCATCTTTTTTATCGCTTTCTACTTGACCGATCCACCATGAGAATCCGTCAGAACCAATCTGATGTATTGGATATAGTGAAGATAGAGACTGATCCATATTTTAGTTAGTCCTACTACTATTTAACATTAGAATCATATTCTTTCATCCCATAGGTATCACGGATTAAATTTGCCATGGTAGTAAACTCAGGTTCACCGCTTTCTTTTACTAGTTGATAGTTGTGTGACAATTGAGCAATAAGATATGTACCACTATTTTCTTCATCATATTGTTTAGAGTTTCTAATATCTTCTGCTGCTACGTTAGGAAGTAAAATTTTAACCTTATCTCCCACTTTAAGATCTGAATTTCCAGGGATCATGATCTCTAACTTCTGATTCTCCATCAAGTAACGTCTACCAATTGCCTGTGCAGTATAATATTTGGCAAAATCAGGAAACTCAGCATCACCATCTTCTTCTGGGTTTGCAATACCTGTCCCGTTATACCACATCTCAGAATCTAATAGAATTGTCATGACTCTACTAGGTGTAGAACTCAATTCTTTTTGAAATTTAGGTACATCAATTTGACTACCCAAGTGAGACATAGTATCAAATGTTTGCTTCATATCATAATTATACTCTTCATATTTTTGAGCAGCAATATCAAAATAACACATGTGACTTGAATATATTCCATTGTTCATTTTATCAATGATATCAATTTCATCTATAAACTTATAAAATTCAATAGTACTGAATGAAGACTCTGTAATAGAATCTACTGCTGGGCGAGAGTAATACTCTGCTACTGGTGGTTTACCACCAAAAGTATCAGTACCATCAGAACATAACCTATCCATAGATTCAAATACAAAACCATCTTTAGTTTGGAAGAATAAATATCCTGCTGTACCAGATGATTTAGTTGCATTAGTTCCAAGTTCTCCACTGGGTTTCGCATCACTTACTCCACCACCTTTTCTGAACTTGGCAGATTTAGGAACACAACGTGCCATCAATGATTGTATAACTGCATGTGGTTTCCTTCCATTAGGAAACATGTTTATTTTAAACTTAGATGTCTCTGTAATAATATTATCTGCCTTTACACCAAGATCTTCAGTTAAAATTCTCCTAACAATTTGATCAGGTAAATCTTTTTGTTTCTTTAAGCATCGTGTTTTCTCATTAACCATTGCTTCTTTCGATATCATTGCAAGGCAGTAAGTTTGTTTGTTACTCATTACCTGTCTATTGTATACCTTATAAACACAAAACTCATAAGTTACTAATTGTTTTTTTACATTTTCTAACTTAAAGGTGACAATTTCTCCACCTTGAATAGGCAAAGCACCAATAAAGTTTTGACCACTATCCATGACTACCATACTAGCAGAGATGAATGGTTTGTAGATATCTTCATAATATGAAAACGCTCCTACTGCAGAAGTAAGATCAAAGGATACGCCATCAACCGAAGTAATGAAAACCGAGTGCGGTGTAAAAAATTTAGAAGAATTAGTTGACATTAGAAAGTGGTTTCAGGGTATGGATTGTTTGGATCTTCAGTAGGGTACGCTGGTGTTGGTGATGTTGCAGTAGTTGGTTTAGCACTTTTACGAGGTTTAGCTAATCTTCCAGTGTCTGGTGCAACTATAGGATCAAGAATGATCGGAGCTCCACTAGCTGTATCAGCAGATGGTGTTACTGGAGCAGCTGCTGGAGTAGCAGCAACTGGTGGTGCGGGAGCAGGTCGTTCAATAGTTCCACCTACAGTGAAGTACGATGAAGCAACCCCAGATCCGTCAACAGGTCCACCAGTACTAGATGGATAGTATTCAAAGTGTAGGTGAGCACCATTAGTAGGACCAGCACCAGGAGTTCCAGGTTCTCCACCAGTTTTACCAATCACAGTTCCACTGGTAACAAGTTGACCAGGACCAACTGAAATTTTACTCATGTGTAGATATCTAGATCTAGTCCCATCATCATGCTTAACAAATACTGCGCCCAGGTTACCCATTGCAGGTACAGTAGTTTCAATAACTTTTCCTGGTTTCTTCAGTGCGATTGCTGTACCCTGAGGAACACCATAGTCAACACCCAGATGATTTCTAGAAGCACCTGGTATACCAGTATTGCGAGGACCAAAAGGAGATGTGATTTGATATCCATCGACAGATCCACCATTAGATATCATTCCAGGTGCCATGAATCCAGTAGCTCCACCGCCAGTAGTTGAACTTGCAGAACTATTTTGTGTTGATGATTTACCTTTACCACCTCCACCTTTGGTATCAGTGGTCTTTGCGTTAGCAGGTCCACCAAAGAATGCAGAAACTAATGATCCAGGAATACCAAATGCTGCTGCAGCAGGTTCAAATAATTTCTGAACTACTGGACGGAAAATTTTTCCGATACCACCCATGTGGTTGATTACATTACTCGCAGTGCCCATCATGATAGCACCTGCTGCCATCGTAGGCAGTTGTAATGCTTTAGCAAATGGAGATGATTTTTTTACATTTTCAGGATCAGTTTTGACAGCACTCTCTAATTTATTTTTAGGAATGATTGCTTGATCACTAGCACCACCAACTGCAGTTGGATTATCAAGGACTCCACCTGATGCAAGTTTTTCTGGTGATTTTTCTGGGTTTTTAGATAGTACTCCACCCGATGCCAATCCTTTTCTTCCAGGAAGCACCCTAGATCGCATGCGGGGAGAGAATCCACCCATGCCAGTGCCCCCACGAGCTCTTGCCCATGGTTGAGAAGATCCTCTGCCTAAAGGTCCAATAGGATTGCTGTATTGTCTACCCTTAGACATACGGGGCATTCTATTTCTGCCACCCCTTCTACCTTTTCTTCTTGAAAGTAATCCTAGACCAAGATCTACTGCTGAACCAATAAGACCCTTTTTCTTTTTGCCATTCTTATCTCTACGATTATTAATAGCAGATGTGCTGGCAGAATCTGTTCCGTCTTCCCCTCTATTTTCAATAGAAGATGCTTCTGCTGCATCTTTTGCTTTAATTTGTTCAGCAAGAGTCTCTTCTGATACCTTAGTTTGCTGCTCTTCAATTTGATTGTTTTTACTAAAGAATGTACCAACACCCTTTATATTTTCTGCTAATTGTACAATTACAGATGGAGTTTTATCTGCATCCTCCTTCTGTCTTAACTGATCTACCTTCGCACTAAGAATTGCAAACTTTTCTGCAATAGAAGCAGATAGTTTGCCCAAAGCACCTTGTTCTTGATATCCAGCAGAAGAAAGATCAAGTTCACCCTGCTTAACTCCTTCTACTTGAGCAGGTTGTGCTGCTACTAGAGCATCAAATCTTTTTTGTTTAGTTAACGCTGGATCATTTTGTTCTTCGGGATTTGTTTGGAAGAACCCCATAGTTCTTCTTTTAAAATCTCCACCAAACTCAGTACCCAATGCTTTCTTCATGAAGAAAGCGCCACCTTGCTCTTCTTTTTGCGCCTTTAATTCTTCAAAACGTGCGTCTTCTTCAGGAGTTCTTGCTTCTCCCTTCTCTTCTAATTCTTTTATCTCATCATTCTGTCTTTTCCTAGCACCCGCTGCCAATTGAATGGCACCACCAAGTTTCTCGCCCATTGCACCAGCAAGACTACCATATTGTGGTTTTGAATAACTTTCAGTCCCTGCTGCCATGCTCGACCTTTTTGCTTATTTTTTTGCGGAGATTTTTTTTCGGAATTTAGGTAACTAGGATTATGATTTTGAATACCTTAGGTATTTATCAACTTCTTTGCAACCTTTCTTTCTTTAGTTTTTCAAGTGTAGTTCTGTTTCCAGTTTTATCATAGAAGAAATTACTAGTGCTTTCGGAATCAATGTATGTATTCTTTTGAAACCCAATAGGTTGTGACTGACCTTGAATAATAATTGGTTGGAATGTCACCCTACCACTACCTCGTTCTTTCATACCTTGCAAGTTTTTTGGCAATGGTATTACTTGAATTGGAGCGGGAGGTTGTAAAGTGTCAGATGAATCTGCTGGTGATGCTGCTGGGGCAGGTCTTGAGTCCGAAGGTCCAGGATTATTAGCATCATGACCCCCGTTATCTTCTGCATCTTCTCCTGATCCATCCGTTCTTGGAGGAGGAGGTGGGGTCATTTGAGTATCAGAAGAAGGTGCATTCATTACAGACTGAGCAGCACCAACCCTCTTTGACATAGAACTTTGTAATTCTCCTGCTCCTGCTCGCTCTACTTCATATGCAAATCCTCTAGTCTTATCTGCGATTGTTGGACCATATGCCATTGCTTTCTGGAACTGTGCACTTTCATATTGATTGCCACCTTTCAATTCCCATGCAATATAATCTAGTTGTACTTCTAAATCGCTAGCAGGTTTGTTTTTCTCTGCTGCAAATGCTAGTAGTTTATCGTAACGACCACCCAACCATTGCATCAAACCATATGCACCTGACGTTGGATTCCTAATACCAGTTTTGAAATTAGACTCTGCCCATAGATTACCAACAATAGCAGCTGCTTCTTCTCTACTAAATCCTCTACGTACTAGACCAGCATGTAACGTCTGACCAGTAGCAGTATCTCCTTCACCCAATGGGATACCTGTAACAGGGGTAGAAGATGGTCCCCCTGCCATAGTCTCTTCTGATGATGCATTTTCATCACCAGTTCCACCCATATTTACATCAAATTTTGTACCTACAGATTGAATTGCTTCTAATCCTTTACCAACCATACCCTGAACATTAAATTGTGCTAGACCAAACAATCTTGCAAGTGGTCCTATCTCTTGATCTAAGAATGGTTTAATCGCACTGCCACCAACTTGACTAACAATCTTATCAACAATACCAAGAATAAATGGTACACCTGACAGAGCAGCGTTGTCTACATTAGCTACATTTTTTACAACTTTTTTACCAGTCTCCGATGACAAATCAAATTTATATTCTGGACCTGCTTCTCCTGCAAGATATCCACCTGATGCAAGTTTTTCTGGTGGTGCTTCTAAAGGTCTATTAATATCAGGTCCAGGTCCATATGGGTCTGGTTGTGGGGTGCCTGCTTCATCTTCAAAACCAGATAGTCCTGCTGTTGGTGATGATGTGCCAGCATCAGATTCTTTTGGATCTTTAGGTTTAGTCTCGCCCCCTCCACTACCACCAGTAAGTGCGTCATAAACAGCACCACCAACCATGTCACCAAGGAAACCACCAAGAATAGTTCCAGCAAAGGGGACAGGAATAAGTGTTCCTAATGCTCCACCAAGTGTAGCACCAACTGCTTTTGCTGCTGCTCTGCCAAGTGGTTCACCTAACATAAGTGACACTGCAAAGTCAATCAGACCACCAATAAGCGGAATGCGTTTAATGAGAGGTCGCATTAAACCTAGTGCTGCTTTCTTAATGAATGCCTGAGATGCTTTAACTGCAGCAGTCTTGGCAAGTTTCCTACCACCTAACTTTATTGCTGTTCTTGTAACTGCTCTACCTGCACCACGCCTTCCGACTCTACCTGCAACTCTTTCACCAATATCTCCAGCAATATCGGAACCTGTAAAGAAATCAAGAGCAGTATCCAATATACTTGGCTCTTCCTTATCTTCTTCTGAATCTTCTTCATCGGGTCTTCTGTTGTCTATTTTTTCTGTGTCAGCAACATCCTCAATTCTTTCACTATCAATTTCTACTTTTTCTGCTTGTTTAGTATCTTTTTCGTCTGCTTGAAGACTAATGAATTTCTTCTGAACTTCAATTGCTTTCTTCTTAATCTTCGTGCTTTCTTTTATATGCTTTTCGACATTCTCTGTTGTAGTGTCTTGAATGTCTACTGCAAGTTCTAGTTGCTCTTCTTTATTATCTTTAGATTTAATTAACTGATCAAATCTTGTTACCAGATTTGCAAATGCTTTTCCAATACCACTATCATTTTCATTTTCAGGTGCGGGGAGTGGTCCCTGCTGCATCTCAAAATCTGGTTGTACTTGTGCAGAAAATCTACCTGACTTACCTAGTGCTGGGTCTTGAACATCAGTAGGATCTGACGAAAACGTACCTTTAGTCCTGTTAACTAAGTCTCCACCAAAATTAAAAGCTGCTGCTTTCTTTAGGTAATGTAATCTATCTTTCTTAATTTCGTTTGGATCAGCAGCTCGTGCTTGCGCTGCCATATTAAAAGATTCACCAATCTTACCGCCAAGAAATCCTGCTAGACTATCACCTTGAGCGGTGGGTGCAACCCTAATTACTTGAAATTTTTTCTTCTTATACTTTACCTTTGATTCACTAGGTAAAGTATCTTCTTCTGGTTCATTGTAAATGGATTCCAACAAAGGATCAAGCATGTTCTCATCAAAACCCTTCTCCATACGAGAGATGAGTTCACTAAGTTGCTTTTGCTTTTGTGGGTTAACCTCAGGCATTTTGTTGTTTTTGCTTTTCTTCTTGTTCTTTAATGTATTGGTTAAGCAAAGACACATATACCGTGCGTTCCCACGGCATCATATGTTCAATTTCAGTCAAACTGTATTTATGATGCTGCATAAGAGCAAAGTTAGTTCTATAATAATTCTCTAGTGTATTGTAGAACATGCTTATCCGAAAAAAGATTGTAAACCCTCCAACGTATAAGAAGATGTGACATTAGTATTTGGATTAGTAATCTCAAATTTATGACGAAGAACAGGCATAGTATTAAAGAATTTTTGAACAGATTCAAATTGTTTCTGCGTAAGACTCTCGATAAAATGTACCTTTTCTTTTTCAGTGGTTGTAGACTCGTCAAACACGTCATCACCCTCATAGATTTGATCAATGCATTTAGCAATGACACCAAAGATCTCATCAGGATCATCAGGAGTCTGTCCTAACATGGTATAGTTAACAAACTCATCCATACCAGGATATCTCATAATCATACCAACATTATCAGTCAGTTCAATTTTAGTACTATGTCCTTCAGGAATTTCTACTTTAACTGTTGAAAGGTCAACCACATAATCTACTTTAGTTTGGTTATCATCCAAGCATGTGATTTTCATTGGGACATCTTCACCAACAGATGCTGCACGAATCTTTAAGAAAAGATATTCTAAATCAAATGATGTTAAAGATTCCAATTTAATTCTAGACAACACACAAGATTTAGTAATCTGTCTTACTGCATCTAGTACTTCTTTTGGTTCAGTACTTTGTGTTGCGAGTAGTAAAACTTTCTCCTCTTTAACTAGAAAAGGTCTGTACTTAATTTTCTTTTTGGTGGATGGCAACTCAAGTTCATAAGTTGGTGTAGCAATAGATGGTAATGCCATAATAATTAACCTCGATAAGACGAAATATTGTTGTAGGTGATAGAGTGTTTGGAATAATAAAAGTTTGCTGTTACCTTTGTTGCCTGTGATGTACCAGCAGACATTGGAATAGCATCAATAGAATAAGGAAAGCATTGTAGCATAGTATATGAAATAGATGCTCTAGAATTAGAGGCATTCTTACCTTTTTCTGCTTTAGTTATTATACAAGTTGCTTGATATTGTGATGGATAAGATAATCTAACAGATCTATCTGGAGAAATTTTATCAGTAGAAGAACTAGCTTCATTTTTTACTTGTGATAATGAATTATTAGATAGACTATCGATAGGAACAATCTTTTCATCATCAGCAATATATTCATTGAAGATCGTATTATACCACACGTTCAAGAATTTAAGCGGAGTCATATCTGCATCGCAGATCCATCCCAACGAAAAGTCTGTAAAAATTCTAGTATGTGGGTAGTTTACTTGACCCTCACCAAGAAATTTGCCAGTGGTCTGTCCAGTAGAGGCAGACACATTAGGTAGTTGAGCTTCATCGCAAAATAATTTTACAACATCACCTCTATAGTTTGCTAAAGTACCTCCTTTATCTCCTCCAGTAGTTTGAATTCCTACTTTTGATAGATTTGCCGCCAGTAGAGATCCTTCAGGAAAGACCCATTCTATATCGTAAGTATTACTATAAGATAGACCACCGCTTTTAACGATAAGATCCATGAAGTTTTGTACTGACACGCTAAATAAAGATGGTGGTTTATATCTATATTTATGGCGTACTCAGGTGTTTATAAACCTGTGAACCCACAAAAATATAAAGGCAATCCTACGAGGATAGTCTTTCGTTCCTTGTGGGAGAGAAAATTCATGCACTTTTGTGATCACAATAAAAGCATCGTACAATGGGGTAGCGAGGAAGTAATCATTCCTTATCGTTGTCCAACAGACGGACGAGTCCACCGCTACTACCCTGACTTCTACATTAAAGTTGTATCTAAGTCAGGCATGGTCAGTAAATATCTGATCGAAGTTAAACCAAAAAAACAAACACAAGCACCGAATGATAAACCGAAACGTAAGACTGCCTCTTGGAGAAGAGAAGTTCTAACTTACGCTAAGAACCGCGCTAAGTGGTCTGCAGCTGAGGACTTCTGTGAGGACAGGCAGATGAAATTTTTAATCCTCACCGAAGATCACTTAGGAGTCTAGAATGGCACAAGGATTTGGATCAATCCAACGTACTAAAACGTACAACAAATCAAACACATTGTTTGAAAAAGTTAGTAACATGGCAGGCGGAGAGAAGAAATCTCTCAGTTGGTATAAGTCTACTGTCAAGCAAGTTGCTTCATCTTATGGGAAGAATTTAGATAAGTATGTGAGAGATGAACTAGCATCTAATGAAGATGAGAACACTCTTCGTAGGTATACAAAAGAGGGACACCTCTACATGTTTGAATACAAAGCAAAGATGAAACACCTACCATACTATGATAAGAATCCTCTTGTCTATGTTATTAAGTCAGGACCATCTGAATTTTTTGGAGCAAACCTCCACTACATGAACCCAAAGAAAAGAATTTTGGTAGTACAAAAGTTAATGGAAGGAAGAATAGACATTCCTAAAAAATGCTTCCATAAATACTTGCAGAATCATGTAGATGGTTTTCTGCTTGATCTAAGCAAAACAGAATGGGATACTGCTATCCTTCTACCAACTGAAGACTTCGTTAAAAATATTGGTTCTACCGCCTTCCCATATGATAAAGAATTAGTTTGGGAAGAAACTAGTGAATCCTATTATGATAAAATTAAAGGACGACACGTAGTAAAGAGTTACTAATGACTGTAAAATTCAATCTTATAGGTAATAGGTCATCAAAACCTGTCAATGCACAACGACTTTCCTATCCATCAGATAAAGTCTATGAGTCGCACACAGACTATGTAAAATTTCGGTTTGTTAAATACAAACCACCTTTTGCATCTCTAGATGGTGGTAACTACGTAGGTATAGATGGTAACAAAACAAAAGGCGATGCAGCATTAAACATATACAACAATAATATTACGCAGTTTATCTCAGCAGGTCTGCCAGATGTTTTCATGTATATGCCTGAAGATATTCAGACAGAGTATGGTGCTGAATGGGGTGGTAAAGGTTTCACCAATACTGGTGCTGATGTGATGAGAAAGGCGGGATCCTTATTGAATGCTTCTAGTGCATCAGCAGCTGCTGGCACACTTGCTCAGGGATTTGGTAACATGATGCAACGTGGTCCAGCACTAGTTGCTGATGGTATTGCAAACGCAATGAATTCTTTGCCTGGTAAAATTGGCGGAGCTGTTGATTTGAATGATGTACTAGGTGGTATTGGTGGTGTTATTCTTAACCCCAATGCAGAATTAATGTTTACTGGATTTGAACTGAGAAATTTTAATCTTCAGTTTAAGATGTCTCCAAGAGATGCGGAAGAAGCAAAACATGTTCGTGATATTTGCACTACATTTAAAAGAGCATCACTTCCTCGGATAGCTTCTAGTCCAGGAAACACAATTGATAGTTGGATGAAAGGAGATGCTGCAGATGGTGAATCTGCACCCGACAACAACAGAAACTTTATTGGTATCCCCAATATGTGCATCGTTAGTTTCATGAAAGGGGGGAAAATACATCCATTCCTTACTCAATATAAACCATGTGCTATATCGTCGGTATCAATTGGATACACACCTGATGGTCAGTATTCTACATACACTGATGGTTCTCCTGTTGCCACGTCACTTGGACTGAGTTTTAAAGAGAGCAAACTTGTTTATAGTAATGAGATTTCTTACGGAGAGGATGGAAGCTTCTAATGCCATACTTTAATTACTTACCAGATATTAAATACGATCAGAAACCAATCAGTTATCCTTTTTCGGAATCTGATTTTGTTGTGGCGAAAAATTTCTTTCGTAGGTTCAAACTCGGTGAAGAGTTTGAAAAATATGCAGTATTTTTTAGAAAATATCAAGTAAGTGACTTTGAAAAACCATGGCAGGTTGCAAACTTAGTGTATGGTGATCCAAACAAAGATTGGATTGTGTTATTGACTAACAATACATTCAATCCATTGTTTGATTGGCCACAAGATTCTTATACTTTTAGGAAAGTTATGGAAGGGAAATATGATGATCCCTATGCAACAATTAAACACTATAAAACTTTTGAAGTAAAAGATTCTGCTGGTATTGTAATACAAAATGCAGGATTAATTGTTGACGAAGCATTCTATAGTGGGTCTCATAAATTCTATGACTCTGGTACACAAAGTGTGATCACTAGATTAGGTAATGTATTGTCAACTTCTGTGACAATATATGAGTATGAAGAAGAGTTAAACGAAAGTAAAAAAACTATCTCAATATTGAAACCAAGATACACTGAAGATTTTATTACTAGTTTTCGTACAGCAAATAAGTATAACGACTCTACTGATACTATTAGCAGCAGACTTAAAAAGACTGGAGTTTGATCGACTTTTTTAGACAAAAAAATGGGGGAAAAAATTTCCCCCATTCATTATTTTGAAAACCCCATTTTGTAGCAAGAAGATGTTGCTAGTTTTGGATTCTTTTTCAATACTCTGTAAGCATGACCATGCACATCTGTTTCTAAAGTAAGGTGTGCTTTAGTATGAACAAACTGAATCACCAACAGCATCCCAACAAACGAAAGGTTTATATAAGTAACTGGATGATTCAGACCTTTCCAGATGAACTTAATCAATCTTCTGAAGCAAGTTTAGCGAAGTAGGACAGCGCATCATCATCTTCTGCCACTGGCTCTGGTGTTCTCATGAACGGCGAGCTTGTAGTGATGTCAGGTGAGTTGAAGTCAGCAGTGCTAGAGGAGACAGGAGCAGGTTCATACTCTTCTTCTTCGATCACAGGACGTGAACTGATTTGACCCAAGACCATACCCAGGCGGTTGTCAAGTACCTCGTAGGACTTGAACTGATCATCAGCAGTGAATGTTTCCAGAGAGTATGCTTGCTTCCAGATTGATTCCATCTCATCTTCATCTGCACTCAATGCAGCAGGAGATGCAAATTCACTGGAATCATAGTTCCAGTAACCTGCTACAGTTTTGATCTTCAGTTTGAAGTTAGCACCTTCCCAGAGATCAAAGACATTCACTGGTGTCTCATCTTGAAACTCAGGTTGCATGGCAGCAAGGATCTTGTCGTGGATCTTCTTACCATACTTGTAAAGGAATACTTTACCTTCGTTGTCAGCATTAGAAGTATCTTTTACAACATAAACGTTGCTGTAATAAGAGAGTTTGCGCTTGCGGTTACGTGCGATCTCTTTATCGCTTTCTACTCCACTATTCCAGAGTTTGTTATTGGCGGCACAGACAGGACACTGCTCACCTTTAGTGGTGGGGCAGTTATCAATCAACCAACCACCAGGACCTTGGAAGGCGTGGTTATAAAGTTTTGCCCATGGGAGAGACTCTCCATCGGGAGCAGGGAGGAAGCGAAGAACGGCATACCCATTGCCTGAAGGGTCAAGTTTTGCTTTCCACAGGCGCTCATCGGCACCTCCTTCATTGCTAGACTTAGTGAGTTCCTTCTGGAGGAAATCAAAATTGCTCTGCGACTTGCGCTTTAGATCTGCGAATGACATGTTAGATTTGTTAGATTTGGTTTACGTTGGGTCTTACGCTAAGTACTGTGCTGCCCAACAAAGATATTATAACAGAGTTGGAGAGGAGCGTCAACCCCCCTGTGCCAATCTCTTTTCTGCCTCTTCTTTAAGTTTATCAACCTTTAGAATGAGTCCGTCAAACATCTCCATGATGTCGTCAGATGGATCTCCACCAAGGAGAACGACAGAATCTTTCATGGATAATACCATGTCTCTTGCCTCTTCATCTTCAGAAAGAGCGAGTCTGGTGTAGAAGATCTTTTGTTTCTCGATTAGATCACCAAGAACATTAAAATAGTCTAGTTGTTTTTGTGTAGATAGCACAGGAAATGTCATCATGGAACGCATACAAAATTCTTGTAGTTGCGCCATTTCTTGCAGGTCCCCACGAACCATTTCTGATTGGAAAAAATTACTCATACTAGCATTAGTTTAGCTCTACTTGTTTTCTTCATAAAGTTTAACTTCTGAGCATCAAACTTAAGTTTTTCCTTAAGTGGTTTGCTTATAAGTTTTGAACATGATTCAATTTCAATTTCATTCATTTCGCAGTAATGTATAACTGCATCAATATAATTCATGTCAGAATTATTTAACACTAGTTTTTCCACATCCTGCGAGAATCTCGCAGCGGTCATAAAATTATCCTCTAGATTCTTTGCCATGCTTTTGTTGGTATTCGGTGATGTACTCTTGTAGTCTCAAAAAGTATTCTTTTTTAGGGGTCACTACTGAAACTTGAACATCACTATTTTCACAAGCAACAATTGTCACTAGTTTCTTAACTGTAATGCCGTACAACTCTTGCAAACAACATGCATATGCAGTTTCTTGCACGTAGTAATCATACAACCACGCTTCTTTTTTCTTTTCAGCAGAAGTTTTAAAGTCAATGATAGCGAGTTCTCCATCATACTCTCCGATGCAGTCAACACGTCCTGCAACCTGTAAGTAATCAGAATATAACGCTGCTTCTTGTAGGTATACTTTATTTATCTTGTTTAAAATAGGTACACTTGAGTCGAACATAATCCAAGGCAATGGCATGTCCTTGTATTTTTTTCTGTCCAACTCATTGTTAATATAATCTTCTACCAGTTTATGGTAGCGTGTACCTCTACCAGAAGCACGACTAGACTTTGCTTGTGCTACATCTTGACCAACTCTCTTGCGCCACTTAGCAAGACCTGCTTGCTTCTTAGCATTGTTTCCAATCACTGTTGTGATAGATGGATACTGATTCCCACTAGGAGTGAGGTAGTATCTTTTCCCATCAATCATTTCAGCATTCATATCAACGGGTTCTAACCCAACATGATCAAAAATATGCATTAGAATCCTAAGTTTAGTTTAGCAATTATATAGTTTTTGACAAGACCAGAACGAACAATGTCTTCAATACCATATTCAATCATGGAAAAGTCTTCTTCCATGTTTGCAATAATTTTTTGGAAGTCTAGAATACCTGTCTTCTCATTGGTCTTCTGTAAGTCTGACTGCTGTGCATCACCACAGAACATGATCTTTGTATCTTGACCACAACGTGTCATGATTGAATCAAGTTCGTGGAAGTTTAAGTTCTGACACTCATCGATAATAACAATAGAATTATCTAGTGTAGTACCACGTAGGAATGATGTAGACCAGAAAGATACAGTTTCTTGTGCCTTCAAGTTTTCATACAGCATCTCGAAAGAAGCATCGTCTGGCATCTCAAACATTCTCTGCACCATATTTTTATATGGTATCTGATAAAGAGATGCTTTATCTTCATGTGTGCCAGGAAGAAAACCAATCTCTCTCGTAGCAACAAGTGAACGAACGATGTAAACTTTTTCGTATGGTGTGTATTCATCTAGAACATCTTTGAGTGCCAGATAAAGAGCAACGAAAGTCTTACCTGTTCCAGCACAACCAGAAGCATAGATATTCTTACCTTCACCATACTTCTCAAACATGATTCGCTGATTGTCTGTCAGTGGTTCAATATTCAGAAGATAGTCAGAATTGATTGGCTTCTTTCTCTTCATCTGTTTAGATGACATACCATTGATATCTGGTTGTGTCTTCTTTCTTGATCTAGGCATGGGTTACCACTCCACCTGTGATCCAGGCATCTTTGCCATCTTTTTCATGTGTTCACTCCATCCAGGATGAGTCTTGTTCATTTTGTTACGCCAGTCTCCGACTTCTCCGACACCAGCACAACCTTGCGACCAATCTTTGTCCCACTCAGGATTCTCATCCTTCCAAGAACAATATTCTTTCATGGTCATGTGGAGAGTTTGTGTCTCCCCAGTAGATTTATTTATTACAGGGTAGGTAGGCATTAGTTCCACTCCATTGCTTCAGATACTATTGGGAATTGTTCCATAAAGATTTGCTTACATTCGTTTGCAATATCCATGTGTTCTTTTTGTGTGCCGTTAGAAGATCTTAGATCAATATAATGCATCCATGAACGCAGATTTCCCGTCATAAAAATACGAGTACCAACAGCAAGAGGAAGCACGAAACGAGAACATTCCTTAGCAACCCCTTGACGCAGAAGCTCATTATAGAGATCAATGCTCTCGGCAAAATGTCTTGCAATCGTCCCTTGTAATGCAAGTTTCTTTTCGGGGCTGATATCATCCACTGAGTTCTGTCTATTCTTATGATCTTGAGATCGAAGATCTGGGACAGGTATCTCTTCACTAAGGAGATTCGTATCTGCATAACGCTGAGAAAATTCTTGGAATGTGAAACTTCTATGACGTAATATTTGAGCTGCAATTCCACGACTAGTATTTATTTCAAGAGTCATGTGTGCTTGCTCAAACACAGACCAGTGTCCATGCTTGATACAATACTTCAGTAGACCTGCATACTTTTCATTGTTTTGATTGCTTGGATTACTTACTCTAGCAATGTAAGCAATCATTTTCTCAGCATCAGGAGTAACAGATACTAATTTAACATTCATATTATTATTCATCAAATACTTTACACATAGGAGAACCAGGGTGGTCATCACAGAATTTATCTAGAACTTTATCTTGATGTCTGTTCTGTGGGTCAGCAATCTTACCTTCTGTCTTTGGATCCCACTCATCAGGTGAGTGTTCTTCATTAGCATGGAAGTCTACCTTGTATTCATTCCACTTATCATTAGCATCATAGAGTGGATCGGATGGATCTTTTTGGCGTGGTGATGACATTATTCTTGCTCCTGTTTGAATAGTTTACGACACTTTTTTACTTCTTTGAGTTCATCCTTGATCATTTGATAAGCATCTTCAGGAGTGATACGTCTTGACATTTCCATGGCAATAGTATATTCAACTCTTGTACCAAAGTGTTTGAGTGCTTCTTCAAATGAGTTTAGTTCCTCATACATTAGTCAGGGTCTCCATCATCGTCATATTGTTCACCGTATTTATATCTTCCTTCTACATCTTCATGTAGATATGAACTAGCATCAGAATAAACCTCAATTTTTAATGACTCTATCAGTAACTCTAGATTATGAACAATTAATTTAAGTTTACTTTTTTCCATAGGAGTTTTTGCCATGCACCTATGTTACCATAAAAAAAGAAGGGTGTCAACCCTTCTCAGTTACGTGTAAGTTATCACTTGCTGTAGGTCTTCCCACGATAGCAGAATGTGCCATGGGTTTCCTTTGATTCAACACAACGTGTCTTATACTCAACACCACGATATGAGGTGTGATTAATCTGTGCGTCGTGAAGGGCAGATGCTTTGTTGATCTGCTTCTTGATCATGTTTAGTGTGTTCATTTGTCAGTCTCCTGAAGTTAGGGTTTTTAATCCCCGTTCCTTCAGTCGTGTGCGTCCCAGAAGCACTCAGGGACAGATTCCTTTACGGTCTCTATCAACTCTACCTTAAAAGCATTTGAGATATTCTCATTTGCTTTCATCTTAAGCATGATTGTATCAGCTTGTTGGCAGGTGAGTGATGAATAGAATAATAGTTCTAACATGGGATGAACGGCTCCGTTCCGCGACTTACTTGCGTCCTCCTTACGGGGGATGAACGTATGGTAATTATACCACAACTATTTATTGTTGTCAATGTGTAGCATGCGGCACAATTAATTATCTTTTAAGATGCTGCATGTCATGCTCTAAGGCAGACAATTGATATCTAATAACATCACACGCCAAACGTGCATCACTAGGGTTACCACAGGTGTATACATCACACGCTGCGGTGCCTTCTTCTGGCCATGTATGAATACTAATGTGACTCTCGGCAAGGAGAAGTACACAAGTCACTCCTTGTGGGTAGAATTTATGTGATGCAACATTCAACACAGACATCTTAGCGCAATATGCTGCGTTGTCAAGAGTCTCTCTAATGAATGTCTCGTCATCTAATTTTTGTTCGTCACACCCAAATAAGTTTAATAAAAAGTGATCACCCATCAAATCAACCAGAACTTATTATTTCTTCCTAGATTACATTTTCTGATTTTAATATCAAAACCATTGTCCTGTAACCATTTTGCATCGGGGAATGCAGATTTCAAGTCCGAGTAAAAGAATACTTCGTCATATGTTTTCGCAGACACTACCATGCCATCAGAATTTATACGACGCATTACCTTTGGATTAACAGGGTCACCTTGTTTCCAATACTGGATACAAAAAGTATTTTTTTTGCTACTATGCTGACCCGTAATACTCATGACTTGCTAGGCGGATTCCAATTTTTAGGATTGACACGACCCTCAGTAGGAGTCATGTTGATTAAATCACTATGATATTTATCCCAGTAGTCATCAAAAATATCTACTTGACCAGCACCAGAAGCAATGTCAAACTTCGTAAGACCTGCAACAATATATTCAATCAAGAAGCTATTGTAAGGAAGAGATCTATCTTGACCCAAGGTTGGGTCACAATCTTGATGAAGAATCTTACATCCTTTACCCATCAGGAGCGACCTCCCCATTTAATTTGGGGGAATGCTTCTTCTACACAAGCGCGAGTAATCTTGTACTTCTTCTGTAGTTTCTTATCTTTGACGAGACATAGCAATTGTGCTTCCTCTTCGCACAAACCTTCTAGTAGTTGAATGAAGAGGTTCTCACGTTGTGCTTGCTTCAGTCCGTTGTTGCCACCCTTGAAGAACAGGTACAGGCGACGGAACTCTTTTTCTAGAACACTATGATCAGTTCCTTTAGGTGCATCGTTGGCAACATAAGGAACATCTCCTTCAGGAATCATAGATACAATACTCTCGTCATAGTTAGCTACTAAAATAGATCGCAAAGCAGGAGTATTATAGTCGCGAAGGATCTTGATTTTTTGTGGTTTTGTTTTCGCGTTGCTCACTTTTTGGAGCACTTCAGATACTAATAGTTTCATTTTTTAAAGCTTGTTGTAGTGCGAAAGAAATAATCCTGCATCAAGTCATTCAATTGATGCTTCTGGAAATACTCCAGTGGTACTTGTTTCCCTGTAATATTTATGGAGTTAAATTCATCTAGAATTTGGGACTCAATTTCATCAGGAACATAATCAAAGTCAATCAACTTACGATTGCGATGGAAGTTTGCTAACTGAGCATCGTTAACACAAAACTTTGTCGGGTCTTGCTCGATCCATATTGATAAGTTTTTCTGACTAATAGGTTTCTGTCTTATTCCATTAACAAAACAATCATCAGGTGATAGGAAGTTAGGAATTCCGTCTGACTTGTCCCCCTTAATGACATGCTCTTTTATAAAAGCATGAGGATTATCATAAGCAATAAACTTCTTAGTTACAGGATTGAACTGATGAACTCCAGGATATTTTTGTAGTTGAATGAAATCCTTGTCGCCAGATAGAATTAGTATAAGTTCTTTTGGACCTTTGTTTTTACACAGGGTAGAGATGACATCATCTGCCTCTGCGCCAAGAACTTCTACTACTTTGTACGGAAAATGTGTTTTGATCTCGTCTCTAATTTTATTAAGTAGATCAAAAATTGCTGACCAATCGTGACCAGATTTTGCTCGGTCTTTTTTTCTATTTTGTTTGTAGTATGGGAAGTAAGTCTTTCTCCAATATTGTTTAGAGTCATAGGCGAGAACCATCTCGCCATACTTCCCACGATACTTTTGTTCATATGCTTTGAGAGAACTTAGTACCATATGTCGTACTAATTTTTCATTCAGTTTGTCGCTTTTCAATTGTGCCATCAGATTACTAATCATAATCTGATTCATGTCAATGATGATCATCCTCCTCCTCGTCTACAAAACGTACTGATAATAGTTCTTCGTTGATCCATACTCCATTTGCGTCATACATCTCTGGGTGTCCACCTTGCTCATCTTTATTAGTTAATTGAAATATTACATCATTAAGATGCCAACCAGCAATAATACCAACTATTAATGAGAGAAATACGAACGCACCTGAGAAAAAAAGAATGACGGATGTCTGCATGACTTACTCCTTGAGGATTTTATCCCAAGAAAATTCCAATTTGAAATGGAATGTTTTTCCCAGGAAAGTTATTGTTTGATTAAAGAATGCACCACGTTTTTCTGGCGTTACTTTTTCTCTCCTGAGCATAAGCTCTGTGCCTTTATTTATCTGTGGTGATTCATTTTCTAGATTTGACAAGGCCATTTACCACAAACATTTTAGCAGTTTCGACCAAACCACCAATCACTTCTTCATCAATAATAACAAAAGGAAACGTAGATGCCTCAGGATATTTTGATTTAAAGTTCTCTTTAAGTTCTGGTGTGTTCACCAGGAACTCTTCATATTCTAGGTCTGCACGTACAATTAACTCTTTAAGTTGAGTACAATACTTGCAACCAGGTGTGGTGTAAATTTTAATATCCATTTAAATTTTTGTTATTTACTACGATCGAAAGATACATTACCAGCTACAATAATTCTATTACCTTCTCTTTCTGCAGGTTCTACACCATGAAGTGCCCATGAAGGGAAAGCAAACATTCTACCAGTCTCTTGTGGTGGATATGTTTTATCACCACTTGAGTTAACAAAGTAAAAACTTTCTAGTTGATCTGGTAATGCCTTGACTACATGAACCCACGAAACAAAAGATCCTTGACCATGATGATCATGTACTGGATGAGAATCGGTATGTTGGTTATTCATCTGTACCCAGATGTCATATGGTTTCACTTTATATTTAATGTACCCATCGATACCAACGTCTTTCATCATCTCCACAGATTTATCTTTATAGAAAGAAAAAACTTCTTTAGAAAGTTCTTCACTTATTAGGTCAGGGGGATGATCCCAATCACTATATGTAGAATAGAAGTTACTATCACTTTTAAAGTTACTCAAAATTTCTGATTCTAATCGGTTAACAAAAGACTCCTTATGTAAAATTTGCTGTGACCAAAGGATCATATTGTTATGGTTGCTTGGTCTCTGTATTATACAATAAAAAACCACCCCTGTCAAGGAGTGGTGGTCGGTTTAGGAGGTGGTCAACGCCATTGTGTACCAGGATGAGGTTTGTTCCAAGGTCTTGGCATTGGTTTTTTGCCAAAGTTGGGTGGTTTAATGACACCAGGTGTACCATTAGGAGGTGTTGTACAAGTCCAAATATTACAGGGTTTTGGTTTCCTTGGTGGACTAGGAAGCAACGGCAGTCGTGAACAAGGTCTTTTCCTTGTACATTTTGGAGTCGAAACTCCAGGTCTGTTGCGTTTGGCTTCAGCAGGAGCAGTCCCAATAATACAAACCAAGGAGAGCATTAGAGGAAAAGCAATTAATTTTTTCATGATTATTATAATATCATAGACATTACTATGTATCACGCCTGCCTAGGAGGTGGTCTGAATGGACAGTCTGGACATCCAGCACCACAACATCCTCTACTCATGTTCAGTGAAGTGCTTACCGATAACTTCAATACGCTCCTCCTCATGAGCAATGATATCTACCTGCTCTTGAATAGCAGCAAGCACATCAGGGTGCTCACCAATACCAACAGGGTTGTGTAGGTATACTTCTACGTTTGCTTTTGCTTTGGCAATATTACCTTGGGCATCAGCAAGTAGAGCATCTAACATTTTAACTCGAAGGTTACAAGACATAATAATTTTAAATTTGTTTTATTTATTGTATAGATCTTCCAGTTTTTCTCTGGATAGATCTACATACATCAACTCTTCACCTGCTTGTGGTGCTTCTGGATGACGTGGTTTAGGAGTATTCATTTCTACTTTAATAGATTGAATGTTAGCCCACATCATAGCGAAGGCACCACCAGCAATGAGAGCGAAGCATATAAAGTATAGCGTGAACTCGAAACTATTCATGATGCCTTATTTAAGTTTAGGATTGAAATTTTAATAAGAAAATACTTATTAAAGGGCATTACCACGGGGAAGAACTTCTTCTGGGAAGATAAAGTTTTCGTGGGGTTGATCAGCAGGTGCCAACCAAGCACGTAGTCCTTCATTCAATAGAATGTTCTTGGTGTAGAACGTCTCAAACTCAGGATCTTCTGCTGCTCTGATCTCTTGACTCACAAAATCATAAGCACGAAGATTAAGAGCAAGCCCAATGATGCCAATAGAAGAGACCCAAAGACCCATGACAGGAACAAACAGCATAAAGAAGTGAAGCCAACGCT